AGGCGACCAAGCTCATTAAAAACAGCTCTAAAATATGCCTGCTCAAGATTGATCGTTTGTGGGGTGATCTTCTTCACTCTGTTGCCGCGTGAAAAATCCCCTAAAAGTCTCTTTTCCCTATAACGGGAAAACATCTTTGCATCGAATTCCCTGGCAAGTGGTTCGCCCATGCAAACAGAAGCGTGTGTCATTACGGCGAGACGTCTGTCTGCATCTTTTAGCGTAAGGCCATGGGCGTAGTACCAGATTTTCAGCACTTCTATCAGAGTGCGGTTATCGTCCTTTTCATCCTGCCAGGGTTTAGTAATGGTGTGTTGCTCGAAGGCCAATGCTTCGCCTTTGGTGGCGAATTTCTTGCGTATACGCTTACCCTTTGCACCGTTCGGATAAAGCTCGCACAGCCACCATCCATCAGCCTGTTTTCTGACTGCCATCAATTTACCTCTGCATAAATCCCTATCACACGACCAAGCGTTTTTATCTCATCAATACCGCATTCAAAAGGGACTTTGCCGCCAGCAACGTGAAGCCTCCTTGCAGGTAATAACGTCAAGTCGCGAATGCTTATAGATCCTTCAATATTAACCAACCATGTCCCGTCAGAAAGAGAAGCATCTTTTTCAACCATATGAGTCTTTCCATCAGACTTAACACAGATAGGTTGAGTAAGTGCTTTACTAAAAAGCTTGTGATCGATGTTCAAAGAACCGTCTTCACTGAGTTTTCCTTCACTTAAAGTGAATAGCTTAAACATTGAAAAAGCATTTTGAGTATTTGACGAATCTAAACCACTCCTTGAGCTTTGTCCTTCCCCAGTAAGTAACCAGCGTACCTCCGCTCCGGTTTCCAGAGAGCAGTGAACTAAGAAGTCATAGGAGATGGAGCCGCGTGTATAGCGGTTTTGCAGCGAACTAGCGGCAATGTTGAAGTGCCTGGCTAGCTGGATTTTCTGGCTAAATCCGTAAGCTTGGCAGATTCGATTAAGAACATCTTCATTACTTATCCCAGCATCTTTTTCCATGAAATACGTACCTGCGTATTGATTAATGCGTTTTTACGCATTAAAGTGCGGTTAAACCTGATTCATTGATGGCGATAGTTGGCAAACGGTGGCAATCAATGACAAATAAACCACTAAAAAGGGAATGATGCATTATGACCGCTCTCATTACAATTAAGATCCCCCGTGCAACTGTGCACCCAGAAGAATTCGCAGCCCTCGAAGGTGTATCTGTTCGCACCGTATATCGCCAGACAACCGGCGAAAACCCTCGCATTCCAATAGAACCGCGCACTATCAAGAAGGGCAACAAGCGCGCCGGTGGTCCAATCAGAATTCTGTATGCTCGTTATAAAGAAATGGAAGCCAAAAAGAATCTTGGTCATTCACGATTTCAAATTGTTATTGGCGCTTAATTCACATTAAGTGAATTTTGAGAGGTAAACATGTTTGATTTTCAGGTTTCCAACCAGCCGCACTTTGATAACGCGTGTCGTGCTTTTGCCGTTCGTCACAACCTGTCAAAGCTTGCTCGCACTATTGGAATGAAAGAACAGACCCTGCGTAACAAGCTAAATCCTGATCAGGTTCATCAGCTTACTGCCATTGAAATTGCAGTGATAACTGATGCTACCGAAGACGCAACTCTGATCGATGGATTGCTGGCTCAGATGAAATGTATGCCTGCGGTTCCAGTGAATGAGCTGGCCGAGGGGAATATTGCTACCTACACGCTTCACGCCACGGCAGCGTTGGGATCGGTTGCTGCGGGTGCGGCATCACCGGAACGACAAACACGCCAGGCTAAAAACGCAATTATGGAAAGTGTGAACGCAGGGATCCGCCACTTGTCGCTGATCGGCTTGGCGATTCAGGGGCGGGTAGAAGGTTCACCAGTGCTGGCCTCTGCCGTCGGTGCCGTCGCCAGCGTTGCTACCAATGGGATGATGTGATTATGCCAATCTCAATTGCACCACTTCTGAAACAGCAAAGTCCTTTACGTCACTTTGGTCATGGTTGCATAGAGTTGCCAGGCGGAAAGCGTTGGAGTCCTTCACTGTTAAAAGCCACTGCCCCGCAGGCCGTTAGAAATTCAATGCCGCTTCTTAAGCGACTGTTTAGTTGAGGTGACTATGTTTTTAGGGAACGAAGAACATATCCAGATCGGTAAAAAGCATCTGACAAGAATTAAAGAGATGTTGGAACACAGAAAGAATGTAGCGCAGGAAACATTTGATAGTCAGCCGCTACATATGCGCAAAACGATCTGCTTTCATGCTGGCCTGAAAAATCGCCACGTAGAAATGAAGTTTGCAGAACTAACGCCGACTGAGCGGCATCAAGTGGTTGCGGCGCTGAATTCCTTACTGGATTTAACTGAGTCACTTCCGAAATTTATCAGTGAAGATGACTGCAAGATAAATATCAGACACTAACCCGAATTGAAATTAATTGGCGTAAACCCGCCGGGCATTCTTTTGCCTAAAAACAGGAAATTATTATGCGAAATATTGAGACTCACCCAATCAAATTTTCATCTAATCAGGGGGCTGCGCAGGCCGAATATATTGCTTATTTAGCTTCATTATCTGATGCACGTTTAGACGAAAGGCGAAATCTGGCTGCCGTGTTCTCTGCCCGCCTTGATGCGATTGCGGCCTTCATTCTTCAAAAGGATGTTGGGGGGCGTGGTGCTGTTGAAATACTGCGCCAAGAAGCTGAGCGCATTCAAAACGAAGCGTGGGAGATTGTTTGATGCCGGATTTACTCGATTCAATCACAGAGCGTCAGGCAGAAATACTTGAGTCCCAGATTAACGCAGTTAGACAGGTAGTGACGGGTGTTTCTGCAATGTTCTGCCTTGACTGTGAGCGCCCAATTCCCGAAGAACGCCGTGCAGCTCTGCCAGGTGTTGAGCTTTGTGTGTATTGCAAAGAACTTCGTGAACTCAATGCCAAACACTACCGAGGCAACCAGTGATCATATTCGCGGTGGTGTTGCTCGTATTGGCTGCTATCAATGCGGGCTATCTGGTCATTGATCTCAAAGACGGCATGTAATGCAGACCAGCCGCTTTACTCCGCAGATTAAAACGCCCGAAGTCTGGGCGTTTCCCTGGAACAAACCACGCCAGGCCGTTTCTGGTCTGGAAAGACCGCTTACCCGCGATGAATACGATCAGGGGCAAGCTGTTTTAATCAGAGTAAAAAACCTCTCCACCGATCTCCGCGAAATATTTACAGGCCGCTTTAAATATTTGCTGAAAGAGCAGGGCGTTCACGCTGCACATAAATATCTGATTTACACGTTGGGGCGCAGCATCCTGCCGCGTGTGGATGCAGTCAATTCTGCTCATGAAATGAATCTTAATGCCTCCATGATGTTTATGTCTGAGGCAGACACCTATCACCGGCTACCGAGCATGAGCGATAAACCCTTGCGCCGGTTCGCCCAGGACATCGCCGGACAACTGAAAGAAATCTATGAAGACCGTTGTGATCAGCTTCTTGTTCAATACAACGGGGATAATTCGATTCTTTTTGAGAGTGATACCCAGTGCGAGCTATATAGCGAAATTGCAGGTATGGCACAGGCTTTCAATATCACACCGATGTATTGGGCAAGGTATTGCAAAGATAAACTGGATGCTGTTTCCGCTATCGCTGCCATGTCGCGCCTGGTTAATCCGGACTGGTGGTTCCGCCAGTTGAAAGGTCAGCGCACCCGCTGGCGTGAATCTTTGCTGATCGCCATCGGCAAGGTTAACCGCGATGCTTCACCGTATGCCAGTAAGCAGGCTATCCGTGAAGTACGTGCGCGGCGCCTGTCGAATCTTGACTATCTGAAAAGCTGTGACCTGGAAAACATCGAAACCGGCGAGCGTTTCAGTCTGATCGACAAAGTAATGGCGAGTATTTCAAACCCTGAAATTCGGCGCATGGAGTTAATGAGTACGATTGCCGGCACTGAAAAATATGCTGCTGCGAATGGCGACGTCGGGATGTTCCTGACCATCACCACGCCTTCCAAATATCACCCGAGCCGTATGGTGGGCAAGGGCGATAAAAAGCGCGTTCAGCGAAATCACGCCTGGGACAAAGAAGCCTATAC